ATTGTGAAACTCCTGGTCGACTTTTAATTCATCCTTGAGTTCGGTTATGCCAGCTACAATGCGGCTTTCGGTATTCTGAATATCTGTGCTTAGTTCGCGCTGTACTGTTGTAATGCGGCTATGCAATTCTTTGATGTCGTCGGACATTTCGTTGCGTCTCTGTTCTATGAGCTCAAATATATCATCCTGCTTGCGCTCATGTTGGTTGAGTTTTTCATCATGAACTGCCAGCATGCGTTTCAGATCGCTGGCTATTTCGCGTAGTGTTTCTACCTGGAGTTCTAGATTCATCTGTTATTTATCTTAACTAGGTTTGTGGTTATTTGGTTTCTAGGTTCATGTTAGTATTTATCCTAATAACTATCAACTTTTACCGGCGTTACAGTCAGAATAACACTGGGAGTTGCTGGTATTGTTGGAGACGTTGCTGTTGCAGCTATGCTACTGATAAAGGGCATGGTTACATGTGTGTCATCAGCTGCAAACCACATGAGCTCTACATATTCACCCACTGAGGTTGTAGATATGAGATAGTTCCAACTTGCAATAATCTTGCCTGGAACATTGTTATTATTTTTAGCTGGTATGGTTACAGTGCTGTTGCTTGCTGGAACATCGGTTCCATTCAGTCTAAACCAAACATAGACATCATCGGGGGTATTAGCTGTGTTTACAAATTGTGAACTAAACTGTAGATTATAGGTTCCTGGATTTGAAATAACTATGCGTGAATTGCTGGTAATCGTAATACCAAAATCACTATCAATTACATTAAAGGTCATGACCGTGGCACTGGTGGCATTACTGGTCTGAGTTTCACTACTTTGAACAGCTAGGTAATAATTATTATGATGCCCTGCATCAAAGGTAAATTTTTTAGTCGGTCCGTCATAACGTAAATACTGACCATCAGTAATGTTACTGCGATCAACATCATCTAGCCAACGTAGATTAACTTCACCACCGCCCGGTCCTGTGGCTGCTATGCGGCTGATCCAGGCTTCCAGCTGTTTGACTTTCTGTTCTAGCACCGGTGTGGGTTGAGCCAGCACGGGTTCGGGACCAACAACGGTGCTTTCTTTGATGTAGTTGCTGACTATGTCAACTGCAGTTTTAGGTTTGACTATTTTAACTTCTTCGTTTTGTTTTTTAGCGGCTATTGGATCCCATTTGGCACACCAATAGGCTGGCTTGACCACAGCATTGTTCCAGCGTGTACACTTTTTACTTTCAATCACATAGTATTCGCAGTTGTCGCAGCGTTGATTCTCCGGCACACCAGCATTGCTGGCTGGCTGATACAGGTCAGGTAGATTGGCAGGTATGGACTTGCCGTCGGGATAGGTGCTGGGACGTTTATATTCTTTGGCTGGCGCCTCAAATAACTCCAGACTGGCAACATGCACACGAGCTTTAAGTTCGGTCTGTTGCTTTAGTTTTTTGTCCTGTTGTTCTTGTAGATATTTGATCTCAGCCAGTATTTTTGGATCTGGATCTTGCCCAAAATTTTGAGCTAGTTTAACAAGTGACTGGAGTTCGTTAAGTTTTTTCATTGCCAGGTCTTCTGCGTCTCATTCGTTTGCCCAACAAGATATCAGAACCGGCTAAATTAGGATTGGGGTTTGGTGTTGCCTGTGAACTAAAACCACCACCAACAGCATTGGCTATTTCTTCAGTATACATTTTGAAGGTTAGCATGCTGTTTCCATTTAGATAATTTGCGGTTTCCTGTAGATCAGTTGATGTAGCTCTGGTACGAATAAAATCTCGTTCTAAAAATACATATTCCTCATCAGCATCATAATGTTCTTTTACTAAACTTAGAGCAGCAGCATAACTGCTGATGCGACGATTTTCCACTGGCACTTTTTGTATGATGCGTTTTAATCTAAATATCATGCGATCTAGTATGGTATAGGCATCGCGTTCTTCTACAGAATTTAAGTCATTCCATTTTTTTAAAACTTTACCTTTTGCATCTATGATGCCCAGCCTGTAGGCATCGGTCTCGTCAAACGGAGTGGTTAGTTTTTTAAGAATTCTATACGTAATAATGGCATCTACAAATCTAGACATTTTAAATTTTCCTTAGTATTTCTACTATGACTTCATCCATGCCTATTTCAGCATCGGCTATGTTGCGTCCCCGATGTTTAACATGGGCTGGCATGTAGTTAAGAAAAACCAGGAACGGTTTAAGCTGAGGCCAAAACTTGTCCTGGATTTTAAAAAATAACATGCTGGTAGCGGCTTCTATGCCAAATACATTGTACAGCACCACCAGGTGATTGATGATCAATCGTTCTTTTATGTCACCTGTGGCACGGTATCGACCCAACAACCGTTTTATATATCCCAGTCGTTTTAGGTCATTGTCAAATTCCTTAAGACCAGTACAACTAGGGTTGTCATAGTGCTTAATGGCATACATTAAAAAGTTTTCATTGGTCAATGGTGTCATCATAAAAGTATTTATGGGTCTAAGTTAATGGTGTCCAACCTGTCCCAGTATACCAATAAATCTTATTTTCTACCGAATGAATAAAAGTAGACCCTGTAGTAGCTGTTGCATTACTTGTGCTTGAAAATACAGGTAAAACAAATCTAGTAGTCATGGCAGTGCTTAAACTTACTGCCAGACTGCTAAACGCAATTTTTTTGCTAGTCGCACCCTGTACTACATAGAGCAGGTCCGAGGACACTGCTCCAGTAGCTAGGGTTAATTCGCTGAGCTTTTGATCAGCCATGATTTATCCTTAGGCTGTTACGGTTACGCCAGTGCTTCCACTTGCTGCTGCAGTAGCTCTGACAATAGCACTAGTTACAACTACAGTTTGTGATGTAATTGCAGTTTGACCAAAGTCATTCACACCCTGTGTAATAGTCTGAGCTGGGATTCTGTAGGTTAAAGCAGTTGAGCTACCTACACTGAATGTATAGTCAATGAAGTTGCTTGTGGTATTACCTGCTCGAGTAGCTGTAATATTTACAATACTTGTTGCCGTATTGTATTGTTGCACAATTAATGTACCAGTTGTGGTTGGTGTAATTTTTTCGTTCCAGACAACACGAACCTTACCAGTTGCACCAGTACTGTAACTTGTGCTAACAAAGTATACTGCACTAATAGTAGCTGTTGCCAGTTTGCTGCTTGCTGCATCGCCACCACTGAGGTTTCGAATAGCTACAATAACTTCATCAGTGCCATCAGGTCTGGTAATTTCCCACCCTCTGGTCGTCGCAAAAGTGCGACTCTTTTCTTCTTCGGTCAAATTTTTTGGTTTTGACTCTTCGTTTACGTTTGCGCCCCATTGTGGCATAATAGTCTCCTTAAAATACGTATTATTGGTTATTTATCGTTTTCGTCATCACCAACTTCAGCAGCTAAGCTGCTTTTTGGAGCTGGACTCATGGTTTCATGCTTGGTTTTATTGCCATGGTAAATGTGACGACTACGTTTGCCGCTTGGTTGGGTAACAACAAAGCTATATTCCATTTCGCCGTTTTTCATTCTAGATGCATGGTCACTTACTTTATGACCAGCTGCTTCATGACTCTTGATGCGATCTCTGATGTCTGCACTCATCAGGGCTTCTAAAAATACATCTTCATTTTTAGCCTTGAATCCTGCATCAACTTTATTGAAAAATGCTTTTTTCTCTGCGTCAGATTTAAGTTCACCTGGATGTTTAATACCGGCTTTTTTCATATGAGCTTTAAAATGAGCATCATAGTTGGTATCGGCTTCGGTAATTTCGTAACCAATGGTTTTATAAACAATGGTTTCGTCTACTTCCATTTCTTTTTCTTTTTTGTCTTTTTTCTTAGCATCCATGTCATCTTCATCTTCTTCGTCTTCATCTTCGGCATCGGTTACGGCTTTGCCTTTGATTTTCATGCTGAGATCTTCTTCTTCTTTTACACCTTGTTTTACCAATTCTTTTTCACCACCAACTTTAGCGCCTGCAACAGTGCCAGGAACAGCCTTGTTGTCCAGTGTGGCATTGGCATCAGCCTTGACTTTTTCCAGGGATACTTCTTTGGCTTTGTCATTTTCTGTGTTGCGGCTGTTATCGCCAGCTAGTGCTTCGGTCATTTTCTTAGCCTTTTTGCCAGTATGACCATGACTTTCAGCTGCTAGAACCTTGAGCTCTGTAACTGGTACACCTTTTTCTATGCCATGCGGAAATTCAACATCATACCAGGCAATGTTACCATAGCGATCTGGATCTGCATGCTCTTCGGCTATGCAATTACCCTGACCCCATGATTCGTGTTGGACGTGTTTGGCACAGTTATGAACAACTACACCGTCATCCTTCATCATGGTTGCTTCCTGTTGTACGGGTTTAGGTGCATACATGCCCCTTACTGTATCTACAACACTTTTAAAATTCTTATCCATTTTACCAAAATCTCCTATTTACTTTTATGCATGTTAATAAACCAATGAGCTAACTGTTTGGCACGAGGACTAGCATCATCGCTGCTACGAACCTTTCTTAACTGTGCCAGTGTCTTACCTTTCAAACCGTGTCGGGCCATGTCACCTTTGTCTTCTGGATTACGACCATCCTGAAAATTTTCTCCCAGCCCTTTTTTAACTGTATCTGCACTCCAGGCCTTGCAGCTCCAATAACGAGCCTTGGTTTTAGGTCCTGGTGTATCGCAGTTATGACGAGCCCTAAAGTTTCGTCTGCGATCTGGATCTGAAGTTTTAATGGTTAATCCAGTAGTATCGCCAAAATTTACCTTTTTAACATTGCCTGTGCCGGGATCTTTTACATACACAGCACGTTTTTTAGGACCACCTGGTGTTAAAAACGGTTTATTTAAATTTTTTTTTTCTTCTTCTGCCAAAGCAGCCTTGGCTGCATCCAGTGTGGTATAAAATGATTTCTTCATGCCTTTTTTATATGCAGCAAAAGCATGATCTGAATATTTTTCTATGTGGTCTTCACCACTCTTGTAAACTACGTCACCGCCACTTTCTTTAACTACTTGTCCTGGTGTTAGCTTTAATAATTTTTTGGTCAGAGCCGGCGTGCCTATGTCATTTTCAGGTCCGAGTTCTTCGTTGACCTGAGCCTGCATGTAGTTGGCTGCTGAGCTAATATAGTCTTCGGCCTTGGTAATCTTGGACTGTAACCATTCAGGAAGATTGGTATCTTTCTCCATCATGTCATGCAGTCTCTGAGCATTGTACATAATGCTACGGAGATCACTCATGGCCATGTCACCTTCATAGTCATATTCGCTAGGGTCCTGGGCCTCTTTTACAGGCACACAATTAGGAACAGTACGACCATTTTTTTCTTTTACGCCTATGGCCTCGTAGCCTTTCCAACAGGCCTTTCTTAATGAAGCATATGATTTTTTAGACGCCACCGCCATCTCCTCCTGATCCACCGTCGCCGGCATCTGCTGAACTATCTGATGCTGGGCCACCTTTGTTGCTGCCACTCTTGCCACCACGGTTACCTCGGGCAAAGTGTAGTCTAATGCCCTTGTAGTAATTCTTTACCACAGGTGCCACGGCTTGTTCATTGGTTATTGTATCCTGATTTAGGCCATTGGAATGTGTAATTTTAGTAACAGAGGTCCACCAGTCTGCAGGACCAGTTTCTGTTGAACCATCAGCATAAACAACAGTATACTTATCGTTGTCAAAACCAGCTACTGTGGCCATTCTGTTGGTTCTCTTGCAGCGAACTGTATCTCCAATGCCATGAGACAAATCCAGGGATTCTTTCATGCGGTCTAGTTTAGTCTGAGCCATTTGCACACCACCAGCTCTTTTACTGGCCAAACGTTTGGCATCAGCCTTGAGTTTTTCTTCACCCGATCTATTTAGATGTGCTGCATCATAGGTGGCATCCATGGCCTGCTGATGAGCTTTGTCTGCATAGCTTTGTAATGTAGACGCTTTTAATTCAGCAATGTTTTCTTCTTTGAAGTCTTTGACCTGTTTGGGTTTCATAGTCAGGGCTGGTTGTGGATTTAGTTTCTTTTTCTTATCAACCACATCTGTACCCAGGCCTGAATAACTTACGGCTTCCTTGGTCAACTTTGTGCTTTTACTAAGTGCATTTAGAGTTTCAGTATCCCAGCTTTCGGCCAGCTTGGGATTGACCTTGAGCATCTGTTGTTTAAGACCCAGCTGAGCTAAATGACGAGCCGCACTCGGACCATACCCAGCCTTGCCAGCTGTGGCAAACTTCTTGGGTTTCTTATCGGGTTCAAATGGTGGTGGCAGTTCTTTTTTCATTTCAGTTTCCTTGTAGGGATTGTTGTCCCAGGCTCCTCGTTTTTTTAAAAAATTAGCTACGATCTTGTGTCCGCGACTCATACTATGCTCAGCAATTGTTGTGTTACTTTAACGGCCCAACGGCTCACCAATTCTTTGTCTGCGCTGTCATGAGCAGCATAGATCCTAATGACTTCGTCTACTAGTTCGTTTTTTTCTTCTAGACTAAGGTTGCCTAGTTTATAATCATTCATGATGACTATGAGTTCACGAGCCAGGTCGCCTATGGCACCAGCTTCGTCTTTGTGTTTTAAGAGTTCATCCATTATCTGCCACTCCAGGCTTTGTTAAGTACGACAAGTCTTTGTTTAACTAGGTTTAACCAAATCTCGCAAGCACGTTCTGATTGGGTTGTCTTAGCTTTGTTTAAATTTTCTACTATGCTAGCTGTTGATTCTTGTTGTGGATCATCCCTAAATTTAGCATACTCGTCCAGCCATTCTGCTTTGAAAATAACTGCATCATAGGTTTCAAAGTTTTTCTTATCACCACATCCTAGTTTATCACTACTTAATTTTGTAGTGACGTAGGCACTAGCTAAAGCTGGATCATGATCTCTGGGCCAGTATTTCTTTACTGTACTGACAGCAGAACACCCAGATAATAACACTAGGATTAATACGCTATTTATCAGATTCATCATTTTGTAGTAGCCTTTAGCATCCAACGGTGTTTGGTATGAGCTTCAATTCGGTCCTGTAAAAAGTTAGCCAAACCAAGTTCCTTGTTTTCCTCGGCTGACATGTAACACAATAATAGCCCTTCCAGTACGATATCATTGTCGGTTAGGAGTCTTCTAACCATTTCAAGGCCTGCTGGTACTGTGGTATCGTCAGCTACCTTGGTTAATTCGGTCAGCATTCTGGGCGCCCCGGGTGCATAGCTATCTAACTGACGTACATGTTCGGCCAGACCATCTACGGCTGCATATAGTTCAGCATAGATATCACCAAAAAAGTCATGGTACTGAGGGAAATCTGCGCCTTCAACGTTCCAATGATAGTATTGTGCCTTGTTGGCCATGGCAAATGTATCGGCCTGTACACGTTTTAATTCATCAATCAACATTCTATACCTCCATTTTTCTATAATTTTTCATGCGACGAACATGTATGGCTGGATCTGGTTTAAAGTTACCCTGATCCATGGCAGGATGTCCAGCTAAATGACTTTTAATGTGAGCCAGAGTAGTATTACCCGAAAGCATAACATCGCTATTGCCTAGTGTTTCTACGGCTTTTGTTTCGGTGTCACCACTCTCGGACCAGTCTTCGTGCATGTGTTTCAGCCGTTGTTGTTCTAGTTCTCGTATCTTGGGTATGAGCCTGTTGCTGATACGTACTACAGCACCCTTGGCCTTGTTGACTATGCTTTCGATACGATCTTTTTCGGCTGCACTTAATGAAGCCTTGTTACGTCCACGCAACAAACGTTGCATGATCAGTTTACGAGCATGCACAATGGCTTTCTTTTTAATCTTGCCCTGGCCGCTCATGCGTTTCATGGCAATTTTGCGGGCAATTTCCCGTTTGGCCTTGGTTTTCATGAATTCCATTTTCTTCTTCATGCGCTGAGCAGCAGTCAGTCCTTCATCTAGGATATCGCCTAACAGAGCATCTTCAAAAGCTTCATCTGTGGCATCGCCAGCCTGAGTTTCATCTTGTTTGCCCTGATCTAGTATGTGTCGTACATCTTCCCATTCCATCTGGTCTATGTGTTTTTCTATGTCGGCCAGATCTTTATCGTCTAGATGTGGATCCATTTTTATGCTCTGTGCCTGGGCTGGATCGGTTTTTTCCTGGACAAAGTTTTTAAATCCTTCCATGTTGTAGCTTTCCTCCTTGGATCCCGGATCAGCGCCATGCACTATGTTCATCATCTTGTGTGCATGCATTTCCATGTAGGCTTCATGATCGGGTAATACTTTTAAAATGCGTAAAAATTGAGCGGCTTCTCTGAGATGTGCTACAAACTGTGTAACAGCATGATCATCCGCAGTCTCAGGATGTTGTTCAGCATATTCCTCTATGCTTAGATAATGAGCCGTGGCATCCAGTGCTTCCAACACCAGGCTCTGATCCACCGAGGTGTCATCTAAGAGACGACCAAATGCTTGCTGAGCACTTGGGCAATACTGAAGTCTGCTTAAATGTTCCTGCTTGATGTCAGCCGGATAGATGCTTTCGTCAATCTGCTCGGCCCAGCGTTTAAAACTAAGATCCTCGTCAACCTGTATGGTGACATAGGTAGGTCCACGATACACAATGCGACCGGCAAGGCCGGTATAACTATCAGTGACGTTTTCACCCAGTTGTAGAATTTCATTGTTGAGAAATGCCTCTCGATTAAAACTTTCTTTGCGGCTTAGTCCGGCTCTGACATGATTAAACAATTCACGGGCATGCTGTTGGTTACTGGAAATCTTACTGGGCAAATGCTGTTTAAATGCCTCGTAGTTGCCGCTGGTAGCATGTGTTCTTAGAGCTGTACCACTGATGCCTTCTTTGCGAGCACCAGTATTTTTTACCGTAATGTGATCAAAGTTATAATAACCATGAGCCTTGCCCTGGACACCATTGTATTGTTTTAGCAATTTAGCATAGCCAGACGACCGATCTTCGCCGCCGACCAGTATGAGGTGTCGTACGCCTCGATTATGTGCATCAACTGCCTGATTAAGTATGTTGGGTTTTTCAGCCGAACTAGTACTTAGACTGGTATTTTTTAAATGACCAAATGCACGCTTTAGATGTTTAACCTTTTGAACTGGACTTAGAGGATTCTTTTTAGCATCATGACTATGACTGGCTACAACGTTTAAATGTGCATTGTGCTTCTGAGCCAGTGCATGAGCGGCCAGAACGTTTTCTTCATGCCCAGACGTAGGGGGATTCATGCGCCCAAACAACAGAACTTCGCTTTTGCTGTTTGACTCTATAATAATCTGTTTAAAGCTTTTCATTTTCGTAGTCCTTGGGATGCATTCTCTGTATGCTTCCATCTGGTTTTGCGTGATAGGCATGAAATTCCGTATGCGGATATTCGTGTCTGAGTTTTAAAAAATGTCGTAGGTTACTGTGACTATCATCATACAGTGCCACACGCTTGTAGGGTGTAGCGTTTAAATGACGACGCAGTACCATGTTTTTAGCTTCACCCGGACTGGTTGCACCTGGCTCATTGCCAGCTCTATGCACATGTATGTGCTGTATGGGTATGCCATGTTTATGAAAGGTCATTAAAAATTTACCTTTCTTGTTAAAATCCGTACGAGCCGTGTTCATGATAATCTTACTATTAGGATATTTATCTATGATATTATTATGAATAGCCTTGACTTTTTTAATCATGGGCAATATGGGTTTGCTTTCCTTGGCAAACTTGCCTGCGCTGCGAAACTCTGCATAATCATAATGGTGCCCAGCTGGCAACTTATGATCGTTGTATTCACTATTGCTTAGCTTTTGTACAGTTTCGCCAGTGCGATTCTTTACATGAATTTTAGCCGTGGTATGGAACAGGGTATCGTCAATGTCAAACACATGCAGACTACCGCGTCTTTCCGTGGCTTCGTTAAGATAATCTTTAAATTTAATCATGCTGATTGTTTATAAATCTTTCCGTTGTCTATGTTTTTAGTTATGTTGGCTGGTCTGGCTACTCGGACCTTGATGCTGCCCAGCCCCAGTCTGCGATGTGCTTCCAGTCTGTGATGTCCATCTATGACCTGATGTGTGGCACCTGACTTGGTGGGCTTGGGTAATTGTCTGACCACAACTGGTGGCACCTTGCCTCCGTTGCGAATATGCTGCATCATCTTACGTACATTTGTTTCGCTGTCTTGGCTGGCAGTGCCCCGCTGAGTTTTGTCAGCATCTTCCCAGGTGGTTAATTTGCGTATGGGCATGGTTTTATGCAGCTCATCACGTCCTTTGTTCAGCACAGTAGACCCAATCTGAGTGCGGGTATCTATGAGCCCAATCTTGGCTATTTCGGTTAAATGTTCTTTAAACGATTTCATTGACCAAAACCACCCTTTTGTAAATTCTTCTGACTAAATCCACCAATGCCTCGATCTATGAGTTTGGTAGGACGATTATCCTTGGTTACTGCTACAAATCCTTCGGGCCCAGAATTCTGTCCCTGTATGCTGTACTGATATCCAGATCGATCACCGCGTGTTAGAGCTGGTATCAGGGCATGTTTGGCCTGCTGTACATGATAGTGTAATTTTAATAAATCATCAATGTTTTTTTCGTGTGTTTTAATATGCCCCAGAGCCTGATCCATGTCCTGTTTTTTAGCCATTTTAGCCCGTTCAGTTTTTACGCTGTCTATGTTTTTTACATGCTTGTCTATGGCATGCTGTATTAGACCAGCTAGATTAGGACTTTCACCAGACCGAACTGTACGATTAACATAGGTTTGTAAATGATCCTGTACAATGGGATGATGTACGGCCCCAAACAATCGTTTACGATCTATGGCCTTGAATATGTTGCCAGCTGCATTCATGTGTTGTTTAAACTCTTCATGTTCTTTTTCTGAATATGCTGCCTGTTTGGCATCAAAATTATCGTTCCATTTGTGTAGATTCACACTGCTATGCTGAGCAAATCCGCCCAGATCAGGAGTATAATCAGCCTTCATGTTGGCTAGGCTAGTACCTCTGTATCCTGTATGTACAGCAAATCCAATCTGACTGGTGTTTATGCGTCGACCAGCTGCACTTTTTTTAGGGGCTGTATACTTGATTAACTGTGGCTTAAAATGATAATGTTGGTCATCTTCTTGTACATCACCATCGGCCTTGTTGTATAAAAAATCGCCCTGAAATACTCCACGGCGGGGAGCTACGCGAGGCAAATGTTCCAGCGCGGCCTTGAGCTTAGACACCAGCCCAGGTGCATGACCATGATTGGCTTCGATGTCAGCTGCAGTATAGTTAATTTTGGGATTTTTATTAAAGGCACTTTTGCTGGCTACAAAAAAACGACTGTTTTCAGGATTGCGACCAAATACAATGCTGGGCGCGCCATCCTCTTTTTTCATGATGGCTGTACCTGAGTCCTGACCCTGCAGAGCTTCGGCCGTTGTTTTGAGAGTATTGAACGCGTGATGAAATCCTGGCTCACCACTTTTGATCAGGTGATCTTCAGGATGTTCTAAATGTGTCAGTTTCTCTTCGGTGGCCCAACGAGCTTCTGTTAGATATGCTGCAAAATTTCTCATGATTCCCATTAAAATAAAGTATATAACATTATTTATATAAATAAACAATACAGAGGAGTAATTATGTTAAGATTTACATCATATCTTGTGGAAAGCCTGGAATTTCTTACCGAAGAAACAGGTAAAGAAAGCGATGCCAAGGGTAAACTAAGAGAACTCAATCTGGGTAAATATCTCAATGGCGGCAAACACATGGATAGTTACAGAGCCCAGGGTAAAGAACCCATGGAAGTAGCTCATGGCCATAATACTACAGCCTTTGGCGACAATTATGCATCATCAGTTAGATTTATGGAACACGAAACCAACAGCAAGATGCATGCTCGACACATACTCAATCACCTACAGGATCATGGCTATGGCAAGGTAAAACGGGCAGTCTGGACCAGTCAACCAGCAGATCATAAAAGCGAAACTGGTGTCGACGATACCAACAACAGTGCTGATAACATACTGACAATGAACAAACAGCATGCACGTAATCGTAAAAAATTCGATAAAATTGCTCTTAGCATTAAAACTGGTCATAACAAAGTTAATTATTCAAATCCGGGTCTGGCAGCTCTGGCTGTGCGAAGTGGAGCCAATCTAAGTCAGCATACAAAACAGCATGCTGATCTGGTGAGTAAGTTATTGCCAGCTGGTGCTGGATCACCGCATGACAGATACAAGGCTCTGAGAGACTCACCCAAGAAAACAGATCAGGCCCTGGCAGCTCAGATCAAACAGTCCAGTGTGGACCTGAACAGACGAGTCAGCAACAGTTTTAGACAGGGACTGGCTCTTAAAAAATCCGATGAATTAAAACAGACCATCAAAGATGAAATAGCTCCAGCAACTCATTTAAAACATTTGGTTAGCCGAGAAATTACTGATGAAAAAACAGGCCGTCATGTAGCCCATAAAATCTATGATCTACATGGCCATGTAGAAGATTATCTGCATCATTTTCATGATCTGCATGTAAAACCCTCGGACGCAACTTCGGTTGCCGTACATGGCACCTTTCAGCACCCCACTGATGCCAATCATCCCCTCAATGGCAAGGTCATGCCCATAGCTACCTGGGCCATTAGCGCTGGTGGAAAACCTACTAACGCCAGCCCCCGCGGAGCAGTTAATCTAACCAGCGAAGACACTAAGAAAATCAATTGGCATCATACCCGTCGTTCAGAATTACATGAATACGATCATCAGGGCAAAATAGTAAAACAGCATTAAAATCAATGGGTTAGCAGGCCTGGGAATTTCAGGCTTATCAGGGTATTAACAGCATCAAACAAATGGGTTCTAGGCTGTTTCTGAGGGTCATGCCTGTTTCTTAGACACAAAAAGTACTTGTAAATCAATGGGTTATGATCTACGGTTTCGCCAGGGATCTTTATCGCCGTTGATCTTGCTTTTGGTATCGTGACAATAAGGACACAGCTCCTGCAGGTTCTCTGGATCATTGTTTAGATGATTACCATCGATGTGATCCATGTGAGTAACAATCTTGGCTCGTTCCTTCTTAACCAACTTCCAGTTAGTATAACAGCTAAATCCCAGATCAGTTCTGCCATCATAATTACCACAGATACCTGTCCGTAAATACGTTATGTGTGGTTTAGGCTCGGCTCGACCCTGACTAACATTGCGGCAATGACTACAAAAATGACTCCAACGATGGCCGTTGCAAAAGCTCGGCTTACCACAGCCCGGGTTGGCACAGTTAGGTCTGGGACCAAAACGAGCCTCGGTATCGGCAATATCGTGCTTTTTGTACTTACGTTTCGTCGTCATTTTCAATGACTCGCATGGCTGATTGAATCATGTCATTAATAATGCCGTCGGCCTGTGTATCTCTGATGGCAATGCCCAGATCCTCAAGCCGATCACAAAACGCATCCATGCTATCGCATGCTGCCAGTACTATGTTGGCTTCCAGCTCCTTGGCCTTGCGTTCTTCAACTGCCCAATCCAGTGGCAAATAACCTGCTTTATTCATACCCATGACTACTCCTTCACCTTGTAAAAAGCCCGCTTGGGTCTATACAGAGACTTCTGCACACACCCAAGCAGGCTGCTTGGGGGACCGAAAAAGGAATTAAACGGTCCAGTTGGAACGGCTATCAGTTATCTACTAAATGCTGCTGAACCTAATACTGCATAGGCTGCTGCAACCATTTTTCGTGATGGTGTACCAAGACGGTAGAATGTTTTATTGTCTTGGCTGCGTGTATTTGCATACACTGGATAACCAGCACGACGAAGTTCACTGATACGAGCTCTTACGGATGGAACTGTAGTGTCCACTAAACCAGCTAACTGACCTGCAGTATAGCCAGATTTACTTGGACCCATGGATTCCAACACCTTCAAAATACGCTCATGCTTTGTCATAACGACTCCTTCAGATTTTGACCGCTTTACTGAAACCCAGATTGTAGGAGCGGTCTTTCCTACAGCTGGTTTTGAAAATAAGAACTCAAACATTATGCCACCGCCAATTCTGCGATTTTAGCATCAACAGCTACCTTAGCTGGTTTAGCTGGCATCTTAACTGCCACAGGTGTCTTAACAAATTTATTAAGAGCCGCAACATAATCTTTATTACCAGAAAACTCTTTTAAGCCTAGTAAATAAGCTGGAATGTCTTCACGCTTCATGGCCTTAGGTAACTCAACATACTGGATATCAGTATTATTAGCTGCTACCTGACGGTTAATGGTATCTTGCAAAGCCAAAGTTGAGTAACGAACTCTAGTCTGACCTTTGCTATTCTTTGCTACACCTGCTACTTTAAATAAAGTACTCATATAAAACTCCTCAATTATTTTTATTATAAAATAACGATCAAAATGATCGCCCCTACAACACTGGCCCAGAAAACTAATCGGTCTCCCAGATCACTGCTATTCCAACCACTGGAATTCTTTCGTCGAACGATTCGATATCGTTCGTCAACTAACATTACTTCAAAATTTTGTCTATAATCATGCATTACAAACTCCATTATATAAGATCCATATCAAGATGTCAAGCACTATTTTTACTGCCAGACATCAGTTTCGAACTGATGGGTAATCCATTCAAATGGGTCACCAGTTCGGGCCTTGGCTGTGCCATAGGGCATTAAATTATTCGTGCAATAATAATCGTACAGATCGTCATACAACTCTTCGGTTAGATCTGCACCATTTATGAACAGATCCACATCAATCTGATGCTTTTTAATAATTTCACTTAAAATCATACATTCTCCAAATTTCTATACTCAGCCAAACATTCATCAACACGATCATCGCCAGCGGTGTAAAATACATAGTCACCCAACTCCTGACGATAATAACGGTCTACATATTCAAAGCCACCGTAATAGCAAAGCCTACGGTCTGCTTCTCGATGCACTACTATGCCTTCAAAACCATCGGTGTATAATCTACCAACTCGTTCATCCAGACCCAGATCTGAACCTTTGACCTCGGTCAGATTATTTACATACACTTCAACCTTTTGGTTGATTTCGTTGATTAAATTTAACATTATAGACCCACTGCCTTTCTGCTTGGGTCCATGATGTCGAACATTATGGCCTTGGCACAATTAATGTACTGACGAGCCTGGTTGGCTGTCTGTGGGCTAACCCAGCCTTCGTCATTAAACTCCGGATCCATGATTTGCTGAGCATCGCTTAACAAACCTGCTGCAAACATCATTTCCTGACCTGGAAAAGCCTGCTCTTTAACCAGAGCATTTAACTGGGCCTTGGTCATGCCATAGGCCTGCTTTTCCCATTTAACTTGATCTTCGATATTTCTCATATTTTCGTTTCCTTTTTTATTTAACATACTACCATTGTATAGGAACGATTCGAAGAGTCAAGCATTTTTGGCATGTTTAGAGCTCAAAATCTGCCTCATTTTTAGACACTAATCTGCCTGTTTTTGAGGCAACTTTCTCGGCGTATTCCTGGCAGTCCACACACAGGCTAACCCCCGGAACTGCAAGCCTTCGAGCCTTGGGTATTTTATCCCCACATTCCTGGCAGTGTGTGAGCCCGGGCCCTACGCCTATCTTGGCCCTGATAGCTGCTATGGCATTCATGTTATTGTGTATGGCATGCAGCTGCCCCATTTCGGCTTCTTCCAGATTTTCGTTCTGGATTCCTTCTACTTCCAACGGTTTAGGCACCATGTAGTTTCATCCCCTTGAATTTTGCTTTAACGCCAGTTTGTCTGGTTCTTGAATTTATCATTTTTACCCATTCCTTGGCAATGCTGCCCTTGGGGAAGTAGTCAGCAAAAATACGACCATCTTTAATAACTTCAATTTTATAAGTCTTGATCATTATACAGTCTCCTTTAAATATCCATAGGGTACATTAAGTTTATAACAAAGGTATTCCTGATCACCATTGGTTTCTAGGGCTTCATCTAACCAACGTATGGCCATGCTTCGGTCCTGGGCACCTGCTACCAGTAAATTCTGAATTCTTACTTCAAGATCATGAGCTGCTTGTTTTTGTTCCTGCACCTCGGCTTCATAACGCTCCGTGCTTACCTTGACCAAATGATCCCATTCAAACTGTTTATCCGCAGGGCTCAATTCACTCCACAAACTGCTACTAAAAGTACTGGGTCTATGACCATAGGCGTCTTTGTGTAGATCGCTATAAAGCTTATCATCATAGGTAAAATCAACCATTATTCAACCTCCGCAAAAAATTTACTAAAACCTGCAAATGCCACGGCAAAACAAACTCTTAACTTGATGTCTGGTTCTGTGGCAATATTTTCTTTGAGTTTAATCATGGCTCCTAGAAAGTCACCACCGGTTTCCCTAGCAGCATATTCCGTGATATAATCTAGGGCTTGCTTTTCTGTGATATTAGTATACATCTTTTGGTTTCCTTTTTTATTTAACATACTGTTATTATATAGAAACGAACCGAAGAGTCAAGCCCACCTAAATACTTGATTTTCAAGGGTATTTTACTAACCCATTGATTTACAAGTACTTTTTATTTCTGCCTGTTTTTTAGACAGTTCCTGCTCCTGTTGTTCTAGCTCCTGCTGATGGTGCTCAGCTGCCATACGATCGTCATTATCCACGAGACTTTGCCCCCATTAATAAAAGGTTTAACTGACTGACATTATTATAGGCCCAATCATTAATTTCCGTCAGTGGTATGTCGGTTATAAACATGGCATCGGCTATGCTTAGAATATATTCTTGCACTACCAGAGGTATTTGCTCATAGTCTGAAAATCTATCCATTTCTTTTACTTTACCCATATCATTCTCCTTAAATAACAAACAATAGTATATGTTAACTTGTACAAAGAGTCAAGTTTTTCTTTTACAGTTAAATCAGGGGGTTAGAGGGTTTGTAGCTGTTGCCAGGTGTCTACCCAGTTTAAAACTGGGAAACTACGGCTTGGCGGGTTGAGAACACTGGCCAAACTATAGTCGTTGTGACCAGGTTTGATGCCGTCGCCAAAGAAGTATATGGGTAGGTCAGGTAGATGTTTAATGATCTGACTTTTATCCAGACCACGGGGATAGATGTCCAGACTAATTTCGCCACCAATTTCACACTCAAGATCAGGAAAGTGTTTTATTATGTCGGCTCTAATTTTTTTGCGTTCGTGATTTTGTTGATCCCAGGCATGATATTCGGCTCTTTGTTCCGAATTACAATCACGCCCAATGGTGCTAAAGTTTACTAGACCTGTGCGTATTTCAATCTGATTGGAACACATTTTTTCGGCTGGCCAGCGAGCCCAGTGTAATTCGGCATCTAAAAATTCCAACAATGTCTCAGAGGGTGTCCAGGTATTACGAAAAATTTCTTCGCCAAAAACCCAGTGACTGTTTCCAGAGCAGGCAAAAACCTCAAAGGCATCTCGTAGTATGTCCGCAGGAACCTGTTCCTGTAGTTTGGCATAATCACTGCCAGAAACAAAAACATAATTGCGTTCGTGCATGAATTCACGAAACCAGTCTGCAAAGTTTTCATCCATGCTCTGGCGGGAAGGTGTTAACGTGCCATCAATGTCAAAAACATATAATATATTATTCGTCAAAATTTACCTTTTCTATAACATCGGCTATGCTCTGACGCGGAGCAGAGCCAGGATAAATGGCCTCGGTTTCAGGATCAATGCTGATGATTTTTTGCTTTTTTAATTCTTGAAGAGTGACCCAGGTGCCATCACCTATGCCAGTGCGCCAACCCAGCCTGTACATGATGAAGCCCCAGACAATCCAGCCCGCAGTAGTAATCCAGATCATTTTTTCTCCATGACGGTTACATAGGGTAACCATTTGTGTGCATTTTTAAGAACGCGGTCGTGAACTGCTTTCCATTTGAGCCCTTTGAATGCCTTTTTGTAATAGCCCCAGCTGGTTATGAGTTTACGGTTTTTAATGGTGCGTAATACTTCATAAGGGTCTTGTTTAGGATAATGGTAGCAAATTTCCATGGCTATGTCATGGCCAAAAGTATCCATTTCATCAAACATGCTTAGGTATTCCAGGTGCTCTTTGGCAGCGCCAGTCTTACGATGGTTTATGGGCTGATAATAATCAAACTTATAATTGTCGGGATCGCGTCGGGCAAACTGACTCTTATGTATGAGTTCATGCTGTATGGCCTGACTTAGCAAAAATAACGTATGACGTACGTTGATGGTGTCCCAGTTAAAATATGGGCTCTTGGCTGAGAACTCCCAGATGACTTCAACGGGCTGATTACGACGATTCCAGTAATAGAATGCCTTGATCCAGTAATCCTTGACTCTAAGCCTGGGATTCTTTTCCCAGAGGACTATGGCACCAAAGGGCTTTACGGCTTCTTGCAGTTGTCGAACAATCGTAGATTTACGCATGCGTCCAGTCCATTTTGACTCGAGCTCTAATAATCTGCGATCTATTTTCTCTGCAAGATACACGATCCCCCCTAGATCAAATATTTATCTAAAACTTTATATCGCTGTAGTCCTTGCTGGCTCGTATGCCACTGCCAAACTTGGTGTCTAAATCAGGGTTCTGTCCACTCTGACTAAGCCCACGCTGAGCACTGGCTTCTACATCATACAACTTCATTTTTGCTCGATCCACGCCTATGACAAACTTACGATTGCTGGTTGGATCATTGTAGCGATTTTTTAACTGTTTGACCATGAGCTGATTTAGTTCATCCATTTCATCGCTGGCTATGAGTGCAAACATGAAGTCTACTGTGGCTGGCAGACCAAAACTTTCAGAAGTATCAGTTAATTCAACATCGGTATTGCCATATCCACCTCGGGTAGTCTGTGTGGCACTTAAAATTGGCACATTGGTTTCAACTGCCAGTCCTCGTAGCTCCTCGGCTATGGCCTTGATATAGGTATAGCTATTTACACCGGCTCCCTGTTTGATTCTTGAGCTGGTACAGATATTCAAATAGTCCACAATGATGATGTCTGGATGAAAACTTTGCTTGAGACTGAGTTCATTTAACAGAGCCTTGAAGTGTCCACAATGTGCACCA